AAACCTCAAAAATTAGTTAATTCAACACAATACTCTATTCTTGAAAAAGAATTTGCCCATAGAACATATGATGAATCTGGTGATTACACAGTTAAGAATTTTGAAATTGATGTTCGTGAATATAGAAATAATGAGCGTGGGGCTTGGGCAGTAGGTCGTGTTTATTTAAATGGTGATGTTGTAACAAATAGTGGAAATACATATGTAGCAAGAAGTAGTGGAACTTCTTCAAGCGGTACTCCAGCATCTCCAACTCATACTGCTGGATCGGTTTTTGATGGTTCAGTTAATGGTTCTGGAACTTCAGGTATTCAATGGGAATATAATGAAACCCCATACTACAATCGTGGTATTTATACTCCAGGAACTACAGGTTCAGAAAATGATATTGTCACACACCAAGCCAATGAAGCAAAATTAGCAATTGGTTTAGAGCCAGGAAAAGCATATGTACAGGGTTATGAGATTGAAAAACCATCTACTGAGTTTGTAACAATACAAAAAGCAAGAGATTCTGTTGCAGTTGAAAACGCAGTTATTCCTGCCACAGTTGGTAACTATGTTTTAGTAACTAATATAAATGGTGCTCCAGGAGTTAGCACTATGACTAAAGTTACTCTTTATAATAGAGTTACTGCTTCAGTTGGAACAATCCCATCTGGTGGAATTGCAGTTGGTACTGCTCGTGTTCGTTTTATGGAATATGATAATGGAGCAATCGGTACACAAAGTGCTATCTACAAATTAGGTTTGTTTGATGTACAGATGTCAGCTGGATATGATTTCAATAGAGATGTTAAATCTTTTTATCATGTTGGTTCATCCAACGATGCAAATTTAAACTTTACTGCTGATATTGAAAGCACTGCTAGAACTATCCTTACAGTTGGTGGTGGTTCTGGAATATTAAAGCGTTTAATTGGATCAGCGACTGCTGCTGCAACAGCTACAATTACTGGTAATGGAACGTCTTTTCAAACTGATCTTAAGGATGGTGATTATATTTTATTGGGTGGTACACTACGAAGAGTTATTGCTATTGGATCACAAATTTCTTTAACTGTCGACTCAGTTATAACTGTTACTGGTGTTACCATTAACAGAGTTCAAACTGAAATAAAAGAACCAGAAAATGCTGTTTCAATATTTCCATTCCCGCATTTTGCAATTAAAGATGTGAGTGATACAAGTTACACTGTATATAAAACTTTCACCAGCACTGTATCTGGCGGTTTAATTTCTATTACTACTGATTCTGGAACATTTGCTTCTTCTGCAGATAACGACAATTATACTGTTATTAATACTGATGCTACCACAGGTGGTGCAGTTATCCCAATTACTGGTACATTTACTTCTGGTACATCAAATGCACAAATTCCTGTTGACGGTGCCACATATAACACCAAAACTGTTTTTGTTATTGCAGCAGTTAATAAGAGTGGTGCTTCACTAACTCAAAAGACAAAAACATTAGCTTCTCCAAGTGCCACTAGAACATTTACTTCTGCGGCTGATGTACAAAAGACTGAATTACTACTTGGTAAGGGTGATGGTTACCGTTTGATTTCTGTTAAGATGAAATCTGGTACATTTGTTTCTCCAGGTGCTACATACTCTATCGATATTTCAGATAGATTTATCTGGGATGATGGACAAAGATTTACTCACTATGATCAAGCACGATTAATTCTTAAAAATTCATATGCTCCACCAGAAGCACCTATTGAAGTGATATTCGATCACTTTAACCATGGTACTGGTGATTACTTTACTAAATCCTCTTATCCTGCAGCTGTTCAATATGGAGCAATTCCTAATTTTCAAGGCATTTCTTTAAGAGATGTTATTGATTTTAGACCAAAAATTGATGATGAGGGTACTGGCTTTACTGGCACTAACCCATCTATAACATTACTACCAAAACGTGGTATTGATATTACAACTGATTTTGAATATTATCTAGCAAGAAAAACCAAAATTGCAGTAGACTTTGGTGGTAAATTCTTTGCTATTAATGGTGTATCATCATTAAATCCAGGTGAACCTCTTGATCCTACACTTGGATTAGTTCTTTATAATTTAACATTAGAACCATACACATTTGCTACAACAAACACTAATGTACAAATAAATCGAATGGACAATAAACGATACACTATGCGTGATATCGGCAAGTTGGAAAAACGAATTGATAACTTAGAATTTTATACTTCACTATCATTGCTTGAGCAACAAACTGAATCTTTAGATATTATCGATGCAGATGGTTTGAATAGATTTAAAAACGGATTTATTGTAGACAATTTCTCAGGACATAATACTGGAGATACCACATCTCCAGACTATTTAAATTCTATTGATATGGAAAGAGCAGAACTTCGCCCATTCTGTGTAACACAAAATATAAATTTAATTGAATCTGTCTCTACTAATAGTGCACGGGCTTCAGCAAACTACAAATTATACGGTGATGTTATTACATTACCAGTTGTTGCTGATCTTCCTCTTATCACTCAACCGTATGCTTCTCGTTTAGAAAACATTAATCCATTTGCAGTATTTACATTCCTTGGTGATGTGAGAATTAATCCTTCTTCGGATGATTGGTTTGAAACAGATCGTCGTCCAGATTTAGTTATTGATATTGAAGGTAATTTTAATACAATTAAAAATTTAGCTGAAAAGGCAGGTATTCTTGGTTCTGTTTGGAATGGTTGGCAAACTCAATGGACTGGCGCACCAATTAACACTGGTAAAGTAGTATATACTGCTGGTGATAATTGGGCATCTGGTTTTGGTGATGCTCGAATTTCTATTTCTGAAATGAATGCTCGCTTTGGTGGTGGTGGTGGCGATAATGCTCGTCAAGTAACTGTAGAATCATTTGCCACTCAAGTTGGTGTAAAACGAACAGGTATTAAAACTACTCTCATTGAGAAAATTGATAGACAAGTAGTTGGAGATCGTGTTCTTTCTACTGCTGTAATTCCTTATATTCGTTCAAGAAATATTCTTGTTCAGATTCAAAAATTAAAACCAAATACTAGATTCTATCCATTCTTTGATGGTATTGATATTTCTGCTCATGTAACTCCAGCATCTAAACTAATATACACGCCAGCTGGTGCAAATATAGCAGCAAAACTAGTAACACATAACAATTTTGATGCAGAAACAAATGTTGGATCTACTGCTACTGTCTCTGCTAGAAGAATTGAGGGTGATACTCAAGTATGTTTAAATCGTGGTGATATTATTACTGGGGGCACATCTAATGCCACTGCAATTGTTGTTGGAAAAGAATACAACCTCGATAACGGAACATTTGCATTATATGTGGTAAACATTAAAGGAACATTCTCTACCAGTGAAACAATCACTTCATCAAATCCTCTAGGTTATGTTACTGCTGCTACTGGAACTGTTGGAACAGTTACTGTTAAAGCACTTGGTGGAACTTTAATTTCAAACTTTAATGGTGATGTTCAATTATTGTTTAATATTCCAAACACAGAAGCATTAAGATTCCGTTGTGGTAGTCGTGAACTCAAATTAGTTGATGTTACTACTGCAACTGGTGCATTTACTTCTCGTGCCAGAGGAAATTATCATGCAGAAGGTATTCTCGAAACTAAACAAAGAACAGTGCATGCTGTTCGAAATGCAGAGTTAGCAACTGAACCACTTGAAGAAAATGATGTTATTACTCAAACATCAGAACGAGTTGTTGCTGATACTGGTTGGTGGGATCCTCTTGCACAAACATTCTTGATTGAACAAAGGGGTGGATGTTTCTTATCTAAAGTTGATATATTCTTTGCTACTAAAGATGTAGCAGTTCCAGTTACACTAGAAATTCGTGAAGTAGTTAATGGATATCCTGGAAAAAGAGTTCTTGCGTTTTCTCGTATAACTTTAAAACCAGAACAAGTTGACGCACCTGTTGCTGGTGCTGTCATTGATCCAACTCTGTATAATACAGTTTTATTAGATGATGTAACTGTTGCTAAGTACGATAAACCTACTACATTTACATTCCCAAGCCCAGTGTATGTCCAAGAGAATGCTGAGTACGCTATTGTTTTGGGATCAGATTCAAATAATTATAAAGTTTGGATTTCTCAGGTTGGTGATTTAATGCCAGGAACTTCTCGTACTATTTCTGAGCAACCATATCTCGGTTCATTATTTAAATCACAAAATGCTTCTACTTGGACTGTAGATCAAACTCAAGATTTAAAGTTTACAATTTATCGTTGTCAGTTTCAAACTAATGCGGTATCTAATGTTATATTTCAAAATGATGTTCTTAGCAAAGTTAGATTAGCACCAGCACCATTTGAAACTAGAGCTGGTGTTACAAAAGTTCGTGTATATCACATAAATCACGGAATTCCATCTGGTTCTTTTGTTACTATTAGTGATGTTTCTGCTGATGTTAACGGTATTCCTTTTGCGCAATTTAATACTAGTCATACAATTAGTGATGTTGATTTAGATAGTTATTGTATTGGACCCCTTGCTACTGCAGCAACTTCAACTGGATACAGTGGTGGTTCTCTTGTGAAAGCAACTAGACATATTCAATATGACGCAATTCAACCAATAATTCAACTACAATCATTCTCTGATACTCCAGTTAAATTTAGATTCGAAGGAAGAAAAGGAAAATCTGTTGATTCTACTACACAAGCAGCTTATACAAAAGATGCAGATTTTTTTGATGTATTGGCAAACGAAACTAATTATTTTGGATCTCCAAAAATGATTGCTTCTGAACAAAATGAGGCAGAAGCAGCACCTAATGGAAATGGTAATGCCAAATCAGCTAAGTTGAATATTGTTATGAGCACTACAAATAATGCATTGTCTCCTATCATAGATACACATAGACTAAGTTTGATTGCTATTTCAAATAAAGTTAATAATCCAACAGAAGCCAATTTGAATGTGACTTCTTTAGATCACAATGTATTAATAAGTAACAGTCCTACAATAAGCATTAGTGGTAGTACTATTGTAACTGCAGCTAGTACAGCTGCTTCACCAGCAACTTTATCTAATGTTGTAATTTCTAACACTGCTGGTCAATTTACTTGTACAGGAACTACATTGGTAGTTGGTAGTAGAATTACCATTACTGGTACATTAGGTGGTACTGGCACTATTACTGGTTACACAACTGGTACACAATATCAAGTTTCTGCTATTACTGGTTCTGGTTCTTCTGTGACTGGCTTTACTTTAACAACAACTGCTGGCGCTGCGATTGTTACTAC